TAACTTAGATAATTTTACCATACCTGCCAACTCATACGCAATCATTCATATTCAAGCACCTACCACGGACGGAAAGACAAGGGAGTTTATCCACCCGGCTACTTTAGTAAGTAAGTTTGAGTCGTGGCCTGACCAGGCGCTTTGGCACAATGGTATTATTAAAGATAACATTATAAAAGAAAATATTGAAAGGTTTAGTACGTCATGGGACACAATGCAAATACTAAAGAGTCTTATTGATACAGATAATAATTGGACAGCGTTAAACAAATTTGACGGATCGTTCAGTTGCCTGTATTACGACAGGGCTGACTTATCAATGTATATTTTTAGAAATGAAATATCACCAATGTTTATTGATGATAATTTTAACTTCTCATCTACTAAATTTGAAGGTAGTAAAGAAACAGAACCTAATAAAGCATTCAAGCTAAACCTTACCAACAACACCTTAAAAGAGGTCGGTAAGTTTACAACAGTTGAAAATCCTTATTTTTTTGCGGAGTAATGATGACTAATTTTGAACGTATTAAACAGTGGTCTGATGAGCGACTCATTACACAGCAGACACCAGACCGAAATGGCTTTTTAGCAATGATTGTAGAGGAGCTTGGTGAATTTCTTGCTGCAAAAGATAACGAAGGTCGTATCGATGCAATGGCCGATATCATCGTATTTGCGTACGGCGAAATGGCCAAGTACGGTTTTGACGGTGATAAGGTGATGGATGAAGTGATTAAAGAAATTAGCTCGCGCACCGGTGCTTATGATCCTAGTACAAAAAAATGGCAGAAGGACAAATCTCCTGAAGCTCAAGCAAAGTGGTATACAGCTGACTTTTCTAAATGCAAACTATAATAACAACGGAGTATAAAAATGCAAATGCAAATTGATGTCAACGAAATTAGAAAAAAGAAACTTTTTTTAGCTACTCCCATGTACGGGGGACAGTGTGCAGGAATGTATACAAAGTCTGTTGCAGACTTATCGGCGCTTTTTGCTAAGTTTCAAATTCCATTACAGCTCTATTATTTATTTAATGAGTCTTTAATTACCCGTGCCCGTAACTACTGTGCTGACGAGTTTTTAAGGTCAGATTGTACTCATCTAATGTTCATTGATAGTGATATTGGCTTTAACCCGCAAGACGTTTTAGCAATGTTACATCTTCAGTCTGACGATACAGACTATGATGTAATGGGCGGCCCTTATCCTAAAAAATGTATTTCATGGGAAAAGATTAAGCAGGCCGTTGATAAAGGTTTTGCTGACGAGCAGCCTAATAACCTAGAAAAGTATGTAGGGGATTATGTATTTAACCCTAAAGGCGGTCAAAAAGAAATTCCTCTTAATAAACCTGTGGAGGTGTTAGAGCTCGGCACCGGCTTTATGATGATTCGTCGCAAGACGTTTGAAGCATACGCAAAAGCATACCCTAAGCAATCATATAAACCAGATCACGTTCGAACGGAACACTTTGACGGAACACGTGAAATTATGGCATATTTTGATTGTATTATTGATCCTGAATCTAAACGTTACCTTTCTGAAGATTACAACTTTTGCTACCATGTTACTAAAATGGGAATGAAAAATTATCTTTGCCCATGGATTAGATTGCAGCACGTTGGCACTTACATCTTTGGTGGAAGTCTTATTGACCTTGCACAAATTGGCGCCACCGCGACAGCTGACGCCAGTCAACTTAAAAAAGGTAAGAAATGAAGCTAAGTCAAAGAACAGTACAAATTCTTAAAAACTATTCTGTACTAAATCCCTCTCTTGTTTTTAGAGAGGGTAATACTTTAAGGACAATGACGCCGAACAAGACGGTATACTCAAAAGCCATTATTGGTGAAACAATACCTTCAACGTTTGCCATTTATGAGTTATCCAAGTTTCTCAGTGTACTGTCACTTTTTGAGCTGCCTGAGATTACTTTGGAAGAAAAATTTTTAATTGTTAGTGGTAATAATCAACAGGTTCAATACACATACGGTGATATGGATAATATTGTTGCACCCGGTGATAAGGAAATAAAATTACCTGAAATGGAAATAGGGTTTAAACTTACTAACAATACCTTACAGGGACTGTTTAAGGCGATGGCAATTTTAGGAACCCCGGAGGTAGCCGTCACCGGTGAAAATGGAATCATGCATATTGAAACTATCAATACAAAGAACCCACTTGCCGATAAGTTTAAAGTACAGGTAGGCACTTGTATTGATAAACAAAAGTTTAAAATGATTATGCTTGCCGAAAATCTTAAAGTGCTGTCAGAAGATTATGATGTTTATATTTCATCGAAAGGTATCTCACACTTTAAAGGAAAGGACATAGAGTACTGGATTGCAACTGAAAGTAGTTCAACATTTGAGCAGTAAACCTTTTGTGAGAAAAATATATGATGAAGGAAGAATTACTTTGGGTAGAAAAATATCGTCCGAAGAAAATTGAAGATACAGTCTTACCTAAAGACTTAAAAGATACATTTCAAGAATTTGTAAGCCAAGATAAAATACCTAACTTACTTCTAACTGGTCGAGCCGGTACCGGTAAAACTACGGTTGCCCGAGCAATGCTTGAAGAGCTTGGTCATGATTATATCGTTATCAATGGGTCATTAAACGGTAATATTGACACACTTCGAAATGAAATAAGATCATTTGCTTCTTCTGTGTCCTTTTCTGGAGGGCGTAAGTACGTTATTCTTGACGAAGCTGATTACTTAAACCCTAACTCTACTCAGCCCGCTCTTCGTAACTTTATGGAAGAGTATTCTAAAAACTGTGGTTTCATTCTTACGTGTAACTTTAAGAATAGAATTATTGAGCCCTTGCATTCAAGGTGTTCGGTTGTAGAATTTAAAATACCAAAAGATGATAAGCCTAAATTAGCTGCGCAGTTTTTCAAGCGCGTTTGCTCTCTCTTGTCACAAGAACAAGTAGAATATGATCAAAAGGTAGTTGCTGGGGTCGTAGAAAAATACTTCCCTGACTTTAGAAGAACTATTAACGAGTTGCAGAGATATTCTGTAACAGGTAAAATAGATTCTGGTATTCTTTCTAACTATAAAGAGGAAACTCTTAAAGAAGTACTAGAGCATTTAAAAGCAAAAAGCTTTACTAACGTAAGAAAATGGGTTGGTGAAAACAGTGACGTTGATACTACTACATTTTTTAGATCATTATATGACACGGCATCTGAATATTTAAAACCTTCTTCCATACCGCAGTTAGTTTTAATTCTTGCCGAATATCAATACAAAGCAGCATTCGTTGCCGATCATGAAATTAATCTAACGGCCTGTCTAACAGAAATAATGGTTGAGTGTGAATTTAAATGAACGATGATCCAGATTATATAGTAGAAACGTTAGATAAACTTTTTGGAAAAACAAGGAAAAGATTTTCCAACATTAAGAGAAAGAAAGAAACAAGAAAGCGAAGTTTTAGAAAACATCGTTGGCAACTTTCAAGTGATGAAAGTAGAGAAGATAATTCAAATAGAAAATGGGAAGATGGAGCTATGAAACAAGGTGCTGAAGTGGGAGACAATACAGCCTCCTTAGCTGAGGAACGGGGCGAGTATTTTCTTGCCGGTACAAGCATTAACGATCATTATATTTCCAAGTTAATAGATTTAAGGACCAGTCAAGGAAAGGATACTTTTCATAAAAGTGAGGACATAGTCTGCACTAAAGATCAATGGATTAATTATACAAGAGGGGTAAAAGAGCAGGGGTGGCAATTAATTGAGTTTGGTGATCAGGCCGGCATGTTAATTGATGTTGATAATGAATGTTTTTTTGATTATTCTGTCACGTCAAATGCTGTAGCAGTTAAGATTTACGGTGATAATAATTGGGTAGAAGATCTTTATAACGAAATTAAAGATAAATTTTTAATTGCAAAATGTCATATTGAATGGATCTATGGTGGGGATGGAAGCTCAATTAACGTACCTCTTCTTGGTGACAAGTTACCGGTTACAGAAATGTATCCTTTTCTTGAAGGTGAGTCTGTAGAGGAATATTACGATCGGTATTTGCAGTCAGACGCTGCCATTCTCTTACTCATTGGACCCCCAGGTACTGGTAAGACTACTTTTATTAGAGGGCTACTTCACTATGCAAGTAAAAACGCTATCGTAACATATGACGAAACTATCCTACAAAAGGACTATGTGTTTGCAAGGTTTATTGAGGATGATACCGGGGTAATGGTATTGGAAGATTCTGATAATTTTTTAAAGTCCCGGCGTGACGGTAATACAATGATGCATCGCTTTCTTAACGTTGGCGACGGGCTAATTACGGTAAAGGGCAAAAAGCTTATTTTTAGCACTAATCTTCCTTCTATCAATGAAATTGATCCCGCCCTTGTACGTCCGGGAAGATGCTTTGATATTCTTACGTTTTCTAACTATACTGCCGAGCAAGCAAAATCTCTAGCTAATAAACTTAATATTACTTTTAAAGAAAAAGAAGACAAAAAAGACTATTCATTAGCAGAGATTTTCCATCAGCAGCGTGTTTCTAAAAAAAATACCCAGCGTAAGTTTGGATTCATTTAATGAATCCATTTGACTACGTAAACTCTATCTCTCACAATAAAAGACACATGATGAGAGGTACAGAGAATGATGAGTTAGCTGAAAAAGAATATGTCGGATACTTGGTTAATCGTTCGCTCTCCTATTATACCGATACAATACTATACGCTAATGAGATGAACAAGAACCCGGAGATAGACGGGATTATGCAGTATGAGTACCTGTTGCATTCAATAAGACCATCCAAAAGATTCTCAAAATGGGCGAAATCTACTACCTCTCAAGAAACATTAGCAATTTCTAAGTACTTCAATGTTAATCTTAGAAGAGCGGAAGAATATAGAAAAATCCTAAACAGGGAAAAAGTACAGGAAATACTCACGTTTATAAATAATTCACGATAACTATAATTACATAGAAGTTAGGGTGAATTATGAATGTTTTAGAATCTCTCGTGGAAGTGAGATTAGTAGAAGAAGATGACTTCTTAAAGGTACGTGAAACTCTTACCCGCATTGGTGTGGCTTCCCGAAAAGAAAAAGTACTCTATCAATCTTGCCACATTCTTCATAAGCAGGGTCGGTATTATATTGTGCATTTTAAAGAGCTATTTGCTCTCGATGGAAAGCCGTCAAATTTTTCTGAAGATGATGTCGGTAGAAGAAATGCTATCGCTAATCTTTTAGAAGAATGGGAACTAATTGAAATAATTAATCCTTCTCAAACTAAAGAACCTATTTCTCCTCTTTCTCAAATAAAGATTCTTCCGTATAAAGAGAAAGATGATTGGGAATTAGTTGCAAAATATAATATTGGGCGTAAAAGATAGTTGATTTATTTCCTCGTAACATCTATTATAATAGATGGAGGACTTAATCATGATTATTACGATTTACGGAAGTAAAAAGAAAACTCGTAAACAGCGTGAGAAGGAAAGATCTGCTTGGAAAGAGCAGCAGGAAAAGTATACGCTCTCTTCTCCTAAGCGCGGTGTTTCTTGGACTCCGGAGGTAAAAAAATCTTTAGCCGATACTCTTAACCTTCATAGAGATAGGCTAACAAGAGATTTACCTTCAAGAGATTCCGGTATAGGTGTTGCTGTCAAGAAAGAAGCGAATACCTATACTGGGGATAAACTCATTGGAATTGGAAGCTTGCATAAGTCTAATCTTGTGCCCGTTTTTAAAGAAGATGAGGCAAAAGATCTAGCGTCAATGCGTCGTTAGATAAATAAACTTGTCACGCCTAATGGGTGACTATTTTTTAACTCGCTTAATTAAAGGAGAATTACCATGAAGACTTACTTCAATACTGCTATTGATTCTGTTCAATACGTCAAAACTCAATTCCTTAACACATTTGTAAAAGATGAAGCCTTTCGTGAGCCTATGCAATCTTTTGTAGACGCACAAGCACAATTTGCACGTCAAGTCTCTGGCGCTGCAGTTGATATGTTTGATGCATTTTCTACATATGATTTTGCTAAAGCTTTCAAGCCCTCTACAATAGCTTAAGGAGAACTACTATGAATGGACTTTCCTTACTCAAGGATTTTGAGCGTTCGTTTATTGGCTTTGATCGCATTTTCAATGAAATTGCAAATGCTCAATCTAACTTTGTAAAAACAATTCCTTCTTTCCCCCCATACAACATTAAAAAAGTTGACGACAAAACCTACACCATTGAAATGGCTGTAGCAGGTTTTGGCCGTACAGATATTGATGTTGAAATGGATGGTGATACTCTTAAGGTAGCCGGGCGTGTAAATCAAGACGACTCCAACTACGTTTATAAGGGCATTGCCGAGCGGGCATTTTCTCGTCAGTGGAAGCTTGCCGACTCTGTAGAGGTTAAGAATGCCTCTTTAGTAAACGGTATGCTTAAAATCACTCTAGAAAATATGCTTAAGTATCAACCTACCAAAAAGATTGAAGTGGTAGAAACTGAAACGGAAACACCTTCTGGTAAGAAACAACTTCTTACTGAAGGTAAGGAATGAACTGGCTTAAAAAGGTCTTTGACGCTTTAGTTGATTCTATGGAGCAGTACAATAAGTGGAAAACAAAAGCAATTTTAGCTGGAAGTGTTAAGGATCGAAAAGAGTTAGAGAAAATTCTTAAAGACATGTACCGTTGACAAATGGGTGGCTGGGCCACCCATTTTATTTTATAATACTACACTATGTTTAATATGTTTTTCCCTGAATTCTTCTACAAGGTTCAAATGCCTGAACATGAGGTGCTTCAGCGTGAGTACTTAAATTTAGCACAACAAACCAAACTTATAGTACCAGAAAAATGGGATTGTAATTTGCTAGTATCAAAAGACGTACTTAATAATAATTCTTTTACATCAATAATAGATAAAGTCACATTAGTCGTAAAAGATATGCTTAGTACTATGGGTAAGACCGAATTAATTCAAATAACTTTTCCAAGCAACGCTATTTGGATTAATGTATATAATAAAGGTCACTATCAAGAATACCACACCCATGCAAGCAGACTCAATAATTTCTCGTTTGTATATTTTGTAAAATACAATAAAGTAACGGACGGTAAATTTACTTTCTGGAACGATAAGTTTGAACTACTTTCTGGTACCGGTATTTCTGATGTGCTCGATTTAATTGCACTCAGTAACACCCAAGAGGGAAGAATGGATAACATTGAAGAAGGTGATATAATTATATTCCCCTCCCACCTCAAACACAAAGTAACAAAACACCAAGGTAATAACCCTCGCATTACCGTGGCCGGCAACATTCTAATTACATCTAAAGATGTCTAAATTTTATACATCAGTATTTCTTAATAAAAGTGAAATTCTGCTTCGTGGATACGAGAACGGAAAGAGAATTCAACATGCCATTCCTTACCGCCCCTATCTGTTTGTTACATCAAGAGTAAAAAATACTGAGTATAGAACTCTAAAGGGTGTTCCCGTTGATAAAATAGAATTTGGAAGTGTTTATGAAGCCCGCGACTATATCAGACGTTATAAGGATGTTGAAGGTCTTGACATTTACGGTCTTACTAATTTCGTTTATACTTTTATTCACGATCATTACCCTGGGGTTGTTGATTACGATCCTTCTCTTATATCTGTTGTCTCCCTTGATATCGAGACCGATTCTACCGGAGGATTTCCAGACATTAGTACTGCTGATAAGCAAATCACTGCCATTACTCTAAGCAAAAAAGGCAAGATGGTAGTGATGGCGTACGGTGATTTTGATAAAGAAGTTCTAGATGATAGAGATAATATTACTTACCTTAAATGCGAACACGAACAGGACCTCTTAGAAAAGTTTATCAAGGTATGGCGATCGACTCAATTCATTCCTGACGTAGTAACGGGATGGAACGTAGAGTTTTTCGATATGCCTTATATTATTAACCGTATCACTCGAATACTTGGTCCAGAGTCAGCTAAAAGACTTTCCCCATGGGGCATTTTAAGTTCAAGAGAGATTGAATTATCCGGTAGAGTTTATAATATTCCGGAGATTGTTGGTCTTACTATTTTAGACTACATGCAATTGTATAAAAAGTTTTCCTTTACAATGCAGGAGAGTTACAAGCTTGACTACATTGCCTGGGTCGTACTTGGTAAACGAAAACTTGACTACGACTCACTTGGGTACGGCAGTTTGGATGAGCTGTATAAGAAGAATCACCAAAAGTACATTGAATATAATATTCAAGACGTACGACTTGTTGATGAACTGGAAGATAAGCTTAAATTTATTGAGCAGGTCTTTGCTCTAGCTTACGATGGAAAGATTAACTATTTAGATACTTTTACTTCTGTACGTTCATGGGATATGTACATTCACAATGAGTTACTTTCTAAAAAAATAGTTATACCACAATTTGATCCTTCTGAAAGAGATAAAGAGAATCCTATTGAGGGTGCATACGTTAAGGATCCTCAAGTGGGCATGCATAAGTGGGTTGTATCGTTTGACTTAAACAGCCTGTACCCCCATCTTATTATGCAGTATAACATCTCCCCTGAAACTTATGTGAGTCAAATTGCTTCACTAAATGTAAAAGAAGGTGTAGATAAAATTCTTAATGGGGCGTTAAACGATCCAGCTATTAAAAGAGAATTAGAAGCACAAAACGTTACTATTGCAGCTACCGGCTGTATGTTTGATAAAGATTACCAAGGTTTCTTACCTCAGATGATGCAGCGTCTTTATGACGATCGTGTTCGTTATAAAAATCAAATGATTGAGGCAAAGAAGAAGTATGAAAAGGAAAAAACGTACGAGCTAGAAAAAGAGGTTGCACGATGTCATAACATGCAGCTTGCTAAAAAGATTCAGCTTAACTCAGTTTATGGTGCGTTAGGAAATAAATTCTTTAGATGGTTTGACGCCAAGCTTGCTGAGTCAATCACTAAGTCTGGCCAACTCTCCATTCGGTGGATGGAAAACAGAATTAATGAATACCTTAACAAGGTTCTAAAAACTAATAATGATTACGTTATTGCCGTCGATACTGACTCAATGTACATTGACCTAGATAAGTTTGTCGAAAAAACTTGCCCCGGTAAAAGTACTGAACAGATAGTAAAGTATCTTGATAAAGTTTGTAACGATGTATTTGAGCCGTACATCGATAAGTGCTACGAAGAATTAGCTTTATACGTTAATGCGTTTGATCAGAAAATGAAGATGAAACGCGAGGCGATCGCCGATAAAGGAATATGGACGGCTAAGAAACGATACATCTTAAACGTTTATAACAACGAGGGTGTACAATACTCAGAGCCTAAACTTAAAATAATGGGTATCGAAGCAGTGAGAACTTCTACCCCGGCTGTGGTACGTGATTCTATTAAAAAAGCTCTCGCGATGATTATGACGGCTACAGAGGAGGAATTACAAACTTTTATCGCTAATGAACGTGAAAGATTTAAATCATTACCGTTTGAAGACGTTGCATTTCCTAGAGGTTGTAAGGAATTAGATAAGTGGATTGAGAGGGGTAATTCAGCTAAAATCTATAGAACTGGAACCCCTATTCACGTTAAGGGTGCTATAATTTATAACTCACTCCTTAACAAAGCAAAACTAACTAATAAGTACGAAGAGGTTAGAAAGGGTGATAAGATTAAGTTTAGTTACTTAAGAATGCCCAATCACCTAAACGAGCACGTAATTAGTACCCCAGGAAAGTTACCGCAAGAGCTTAATCTCCATAACATTATAGATTATGATACACAGTTTGATAAATCATTCTTAGAGCCGCTAAGAACTATCCTAGATGTAATAGGGTGGGAAACAGAAAAAAGAAATACACTAGAGGATTTTTTCCAATGACTAATAAGCCTATTTTTAGTTTAGACGATGAAGATAATGATTTTGGATTTTCAGCCGTTAGTGAAGATGAATTAAAATTTTTAGAAAATCAATTAAAGCAGGAGGTCACTCAAAAAGAAACCGCGCTTGCTAAAATAGAAGAGACGTACAAAGGTAAACTTGAACAACTTTATAAAACTATAATGCCTTTGTTAAAAAATCTTGCTAAAGATTCTGATAAAGAATATATCTATTGGCCTGGTCGCACTCAAAAGATGCAACAGTTTATAAAGAAAATAGACGTAATAGTAAATGATTAATTACCTAGCACTCATTACAGCTTTAATTTTATCTGTAATTGCTGCTTACTATTCTGTAGCGGGCCTTGCAGCTATTTTTGCTGCTGCCGTTATTCCTATTGTCATAATGGGAGCCTCTTTGGAGCTTGCTAAAGTAGTCGCTGCCTCCTGGGTATATCAAAACTGGAACACAGCACCTAAAGTAATAAAGTATTATCTTGTAGTATCTGTTGTAGTGTTAATGTTTATTACTAGTTTAGGAACGTTTGGATTTTTATCTAAAGCACACCTGGATCAAAATTTAGTTGGAGCGGACACAAACGTTGAATTAAAAATTATTGAGCAGCAAATACAAAATGAACAAAGGAGAATGGATAATGCTCAGAGATCACTTAACGCTCTGGATAGATTGGTT